TGCAGTATAAGGTTTGGGATGTTTCGTGTCGCCGCATTTACACGTCACCCAATGCCGAATATTCAGCAAGCGCTTTAGTACCATATCATCGTCAGAATGTTCGCGTGCTTTCCAACACCGCTGCTGGTAGCTTCACACTTCAATTATCGCCATTAGCTTATGTGGATGATGGATTTGAACATGTGTTTGAAGATGTAGAGGGTAATGCTTCTGTTAAAACCCTCACAGTACGAGGTGGTACAATTGATTACTATGCTGCTGCTTGGACTATCAATACAGCATATTCTTTAGGTACAGTTGTGGCTAATGGTGGTAACTGGTATATCTGTACTCAGGCAGGTACTTCTGCTGGTGCTGGTGGCCCCTCAGGTACTGGTACTTCAATTGTAGATAATACAGTTCGTTGGGATTATCGTCCTGTAGATTTGATTATGGATGGTGCTACTGCTGCTGAAACTAAGGTATTAAATACTAACTGGTTTCGAAAAATATTCCGTGCTAACAAAGGCCTTGGTGCTTGGGTTGCAATTACTTAATAGGAGATAACATGTTATTTAAATATATTGGAAAACCAGATACTGCTCCTAAAGAGTTTGTAGGTCTTGACTTAATCAATGCTTATAAGATTAAAGAAGCATCTGAGAATCTAACTACTGATATTCAGGATTATGATTTAGTTTTAGAAGAAGGTCTGGACGTTGTTCTTTATAAAGAGAACTGTAATAAAGTTCCAGAAACAGGAGATTATTTCTTTGTGAACCCACAGAGTCATATCTACTTATATTCAGCTAAAGAATTTGAAGCTCTATACGCAGTAAACTAAATGGCACAAACTAAAACAGATATTTCAGCTCAAGAACAATTATTCTTAGATTGTTTATTTGATGGTACAGGTGTTCGTAGCCCAGAAGAAGCTAAACTTATGGCTGGCTATGAAAGAAGTTACCCTGTTGCTAAGATTATAAAAAATATTAAGAATGAACTGATTGACCGTTGTGATGGTTATCTAGCTATGTATGCACCTCAAGGAGTTCTTTCTTTGATGGAGATTGCACTAGACCCATTAGGTAATCCGGGAAATAAATTAAGACTTCAAGCTATTATAGAATTACTTGATAGGGGTGGAGTTACCAAAAAAGAAAAGGTAGAACAAACAGATAAAGTTCAAAACTTCATGTTCATACTACCAGAGAAAAATCAAATCAATTAATAAGGAATAAAATAATGAGTGCATTTAATATACATAATCTAATTAGACTACTAAGAATAAATGATGCTAGGACTACTACTGCCCTAACAGCCAATGCTAATACTACCTATGCAGATATTACTGGTCTTACAGTTAACCTAACTCCGGGTACTTATAAATTTAAAGCAGTTCTACCTAGTACTGTAGCATCAGGAACAGGCGGAATTAAATATGCCTTTAACTATACTAATGGCCTAACCCTATCTGCTCTACAGTCTGCCGCTGAAGGTTTTACTGCTTCTGCTGTTGCTGTACAAAACTCAACTTCTACCACAGCTCAGGCTGACCTGTTTACTCAAGCTGCTGTAGTTATTAAAGTTGTTATTGAAGGTACTATTATAGTATCCACTGGGGGTACATTGACTGTACAGATGGCACAGAATACTTCTAACGCTTCTAATACTGTTGCACTAGTAAATGGCTTTATTGAATTTGCTCCTATAGTATAATATGAGTGAAGCAGCCCCAAATGTAAATACTAACATTAGGAAATTCGGTGTTGATGTTGTCAGCCGAGTAAATCCTAAATATAAATTCCCTCAAGACCTAAAGATGCTTGAGAGACAGTTACGTATTAGTTTGGGGCTTCCATTCTTTGGAAAGATGGGTGGACAGGTAGCATATGGTTACAGTTATAACTCGGAAAGAGAAGTCTATGAACCAAATCAAGAAGTTTTTAAGTATTTGTTTCAAGCGAGGCAATACCTCTACACTTCTAGTATCCGTGAAGTTACCGATTGGCTTAATCTCAAAACTTCTAAAATAGGATACAACTACAACGTATCTCACATGGGGTTACGTAATATAATGATACTTCGACCACCAATGGAAGAATGTCTTTTACCCTTTGATGAGAAGATGAAAATTATAAGTTCTCTATGTCTATTCAACCAGAAGAAGTAATTCAATTAGATGCTGATGGAGACCCTTTACCAAGGGTACTTAAGAAAGCTAAGAATGACTTAAAGAAATCTAGGGCTGAAGTAAAACAGAAGAAGAATACTTTAATAAAAAGAAAAGCTAGAGCTAAGGCTAAACCACAAAGAATAGATGCTTTTAATAGTGAACAGAAAAGTCTAATTCTAGGTGATGTAGTTAAAGTAGCTGAAGGTAAACAGAATCTAGTTACTACAGCAGTAGTACAGGAAATAAAAGATTATTATCCTACAATACTAGATGAGAAACAAATTGGTTGGCAAGCCTTTCCCGGCCCACAAACTGAGTTCCTTCAAGCAGATGAGTTTGAAGTATTATTCTCAGGAGGTCGTGCTCCCGGCAAGTCTGATGCCCTTATGATGGATGCGTTAAGATATTGTGGCAGTAAAGATTTTCGTGGTTTGGTAATACGTCGTGCAATGAATGACTTAAGGGATTTGATACGTAGAGCTAAAGAACTCTATCCTCAATGTTATCCCGGCACTAAGTGGAAAGAACAAGAAAAGATATTTCAGTTCCCTTCTGGTGCAGTTATAGAGTTTGGTTATTGTGACCATGAAGATGACGTACTAAGATATCAAGGACAGGAATATACTTGGCTTGGTATAGATGAGTTGACCCAGATACCTAATGAAGCTACCTATGAAAAACTAGTAGCATCAGTTCGTAAAGGTGGAACAGGTCTAAAGAATTATATAAGAGCTACTACAAACCCTAACGGCCCTGGAAAGGAATGGGTTAAGAAAAGGTTTATTAATAGAGGCTCAGTTAATAAGACAATTACTATATCTACTTTTATTCCTAAGTTGAATAAAACAATTAATACTACTCGTAAATGGATTCATGGTACAGTATTTGATAATCCTAAAGTAGTAGAAGAAAATCCTCAGTACATAGCTATGCTGCTTAGTATTGATAATGAGATTCTTCGTAGACAATGGGTAGAAGGTGATTGGGATAGTGCTGATGGTTTAGCTTTTGATGAGTTTGACCGTAAGATACATGTAATAGAACCTTTTGAAATTCCTGCTGCATGGCATAAGTTTAGAGCTTGCGATTGGGGATTTAAAACTAAAGCAGTTAATCTTTGGTTTGCTATAGATTATGAAGGCACAGTATATGTGTATCGTGAGTTTGTAGCAGGTGGTCAAACCCCTATGGGTAAGATGCAAGCTAAAGAATTCGGTGCTGCTATTAGAGAAATAGAAGAAGCTGCTGGTGAACAAGTTAGGTATGGTATTTTAGATGCCTCGGCTTGGTCTCAAAGAGGTGAAGATGCACCTGCCCCAGCAGAAGATATGGCTGGTTTGACTTGGAGACCTTCAGATAGAACTGGACATTCAAGAAAAACTGGTAAGTTACAAGTACATAAGTATTTACAATTAGATGAAAACGGTAAACCCGGTCTTTATATATTTAATACTTGTACTGATTTAATAGAGTGTATGACATCTCTGGGTATTGATAAGAACGATGCTGAAGATGTTGATACTAAAGGAAATGACCATGCTTATGACGCTCTAAGGTATGGCATAATGAGTAGACCAAAGATATATAATAATTATAATTGGGCTATGGAGCAATCACAACCACCGATTATCTATAATGATACATTCGGAGCATAAAGGATAATATAAATGAAATCAAATGATAAAGATTTTAAAATGTCAACTAATAAAGCAGTCCCAACTCCTAAAATGGATAATAAGATTGATGCCACTTCTGCTGGTAAAAAGAAAAATGCTAAACTAGATAAGTCTCTGTTCAGTCAAGATGCTCTAGGCTCTTCTATTGCAGCTACTAAAGGTTATGGCAGTAAGACTAAAGGTACTGTAGATAAATCCGTATTTACTTTTGCAGATAACTCTATTTCACCTGATACAAAAGCTTGCTAATATAAGGCATATTAATGTCATTACTTAAAGACCAATTCAATGTTGCTACTCAATTAGGCAAAGCTTTAGCTAAAACTGAAGAACCTACACCAGAAATTACAGAAGATTATAGTTCTGTAGCAGGTTTAGTACGTTCTAGGTATAATTTAGCCAAGTTAGCTAAGCAAAATGAGCAAGAAGCTATAATGATGGCTGCTTATAGGGCTTGGAGAGGTGAATCTAGTCCTGATGAAGTCATCGCTATTAACGCTGCTCGTCAAAGAATGGGTGCAGCCTCTAGTGTCTTTATTAAAATCACTAAAACAAAGGCAACAGCAGCATATGGACAACTCTGCGAAGTACTCTTTGCTAATAATAAGTTTCCTCTTGGCGTGGAACCTGCTATTAAACCTGATAAACTAGAAGATACTGTTACTATAGTACCTCAAGGTGTACAATTTGGGGAAGAAGTAGTAGATACTTATGGTCATAAAGGCGATGGTAGAGACATTCCGGCTGGTGCAACACCTAATACGTTGCTTCAGGGCTTAAAAAGCTCATTTAAAACGCTTTTAGAGGGTAAAAAAGTAGTATCAGGAGCTTCACCTGACTCAAAACAGTTCCCTGAGCTACATCCAGCCCAGATTGCTGCTACAAACCTTGAAAAAGTGATGCAAGACCAGCTTCAAACAGGTGATGGTGAGAAGATTTTACGTAAAGCAGCCTATGAATGTGTACTTTATGGTACTGGAATCATAAAAGGTCCCTTCTCATACAATGAATTGCAACCAAATTGGACTTTAGAAGACGATAATACAGTAACTTATAACCCAAAGTTTAAGTTAAAACCTAAATATAGCCATGTTTCTGTGTGGGATTTCTACCCAGACCCTGATGCAGTCACTATTCAGGATGCAGAATACTGTATTGAACGCCATCTATTGACTAAAAGTAAGCTTAAAAAGCTCTCAAATCAGAAGAAATTCGACGTTGCAGCAATCAATAGAGTACTAGAAACTAACCCTAATTATCTATCTCAGCCTTGGGAAACAGTCATAAACCGTTCAATTGGTATGACTACACATAAGAAATATGAGGTTTTAGAGTATTGGGGTACTGTAGATAAAGACTTAATGTTGGCTATGAATATTGAAGTACCTGCTGATGCACTCAATGTAGTACAGGCTAACGTATGGATAGTTAATGATGAGATTATAAGACTAGTTCTTAATCCATTTCAACCTACTGAATTACCATATCATGTTGCTACCTATGAAGAGCACCCTCATCGTATATGGGGTATAGGCGTACCAGAGAATATGTCTGATACTCAGATGCTTATGAATGGTCATATACGTATGGCTATAGATAACTTAAGGTTTGCTGGTTCACAAGTATTTGAAGTTAATGAATCTCAGTTAGTTCCCGGTCAGGACTTTAATATATATCCCGGAAAAGTATTCCGTAAACAAGGTGGTGCTCCGGGTCAGTCAGTATTTGGGCTTAAGTTCCCTGATACCTCTCAGTCTCATATGCAGTTCTTTGATAAGATTAGGTCTTTATCAGATGAAGCTACAGGCTTACCTTCTTTTGCTCATGGACAAACTGGTGCTCAGTCAGGTATCCGTAGTGCTTCTCAGACCTCTATGCTTATGTCTGCTGCTGCTCTTAATATTAAAACTGTAGCTAAAAACTTTGATGAGTTGATTACTAGTTTAGGTAATTCTCTTTTCAACTGGAATATGCAGTTCAATACTGATGATAAAGATATACGTGGTGATATAAAGATTGTGGCTAAAGGTACAGCCTCTCTTGTTCAACGTGAAGTTGTTACCCAACGCCTACTATCATTGTTACAAATTGGTGGTAATCCTGCTGTTGCTCCGTTCCTTAAAATGGATGAAATCATTAAAGAGATTGTTCGTAATATGGATTTGGATGGGGATAAGTTTGTTAATGACCCTGCTACAGCTAAACTCTTTGCAGATACTATGGCTAAAACTATGGGTGCTGCTGGTAGTTCTGCTCCTCCACCTAGCCCTCAAGAAGCTAGTCCGGGGCAAGGGCCACAAAATCCTACAGGAGATAATACAGGTACAGTTCCTGCTGCTCAACCACCACAACCTCCAATGGGTGCATAATGATACCTTTAACTAAAGAAGTAACTGCTCAATTAACTGAGTTTATGTCTGGTGAAGGTGCTGCTGCTATTGAGACATTAGGTACAGTACTACTAGAGTACTTCTTAAGTCAGTGTATGGAAGCAGAAGGTAATCAAGTTTATAGAGAACAAGGTGCTGCACAGCTAGCTAAATGGTTAAAAAATTTACCAAAAGGATTACAGGATGGCCGTATTAGCTCCTTTACCTCAACAATGGGTTAACGCCCCACCTCCCGTTGCTAGTGTACCCGCTCTTGCTACTAGTGCTTTTAGTGGTAGTGGTGTAATGTCTCCGACAACTGCTGCTGCTACAAGTATAAATGTAACTAACCCTAATGGTTTTAATAATAGTACTTTAAGTCCTTATTATTCCGCAGGTTTAGGTGCTCAACCACAACAGCAACAAAGTTCTAATCCTATCACTGGTATATTATCCAATGGTAGTTCTATTAAATCTGCTGGACAGTTTATAAGTAATGGATTTCAGTTACCGCAAAGCCAATTTATAAATGGTATAGGTGCACAATTAGGTTTTAATGCAGGTACTGGTGGAGCTACTGAAGCTATTTCATCTAGTTTAGCTGCTGCTGACCCTAGTTTGGTTGCTTCTGGAGCAGGTGCGGTACCTGAAAGTGGGCTATTAGGTAGTTCTACTTTATCTAGCACATTAGGTGCTGCTGGTTTAGGTGCATTAGCAGGTAATTTTCTAGGTAAAATAGGTGGTAACTCTACTAGTGGTTCTATAGGTGGTGCTATTGGTGCAGGTATAGGTAACTTGATACTTCCAG